TTTAACCAGTTGACCCATTGGCGTTGGTAATATCTTCAATTTTCCATAACCAATTGCACCGTCGCACCACATTTTATCAATCATGTGACTCACACGGTCTAAGTTAATTTTAAGATCATCTGGATGATCTACTTCTCCCAATACCGAATTGCCACCAAGAAGTTGTTCATTGATAGTGCCAACTGCTTTTCGAATTTCGTGAGCAGGGTATATTCTGTCATTGGCATTGCGTTTATCACCTTCAATGCAAATGCCTTCCATGTAAAGCGTTTTACCAGAACCGTCAGGAGCATCCTCACTCAGCAGTTTTACCTGCGCTTGTGAGAATGTCAAATGTTCTTGTAAGTAACGAGCCATAATCGCTTATACTGGAGATTTAGTGTTTACGCCTGCGGCCTGTGTGGTCACTGGCTTGGGTGCGGCACCTTGCTTGGGGCTTGTTGTCATGCCCATGTCTTTTACAGACGGAGCAGGACGGCCTTGTGCAGTGTCACCAGTCATTCGAACTGGAGAACCTTGCATGCCTTTGGCACCTGAGTTCTGTGGTACTACACTTTTGGTGTTGGCACCGTCGTCGCCCATTTTAGCAGGAGCTACTTTGGACAAACTTACAGCTTCCATCATGCCCATTTCAGGCATAATTTCAGATGTGTCATCCATTTCGATGGCATCACCGCCGGCGTCAATGTCAAATTCTTGTTCTTCTTCACCGCCTTCGCCGCCCATCATGGCTTCAAATTCAGCCATTAGTTCGTCCAGCTTGTCTTCTAGGTCAACAACGCGATCTTCAATGTCGCCTTCGCCTTCACCTGCGTCATGGTCGCCTTCAATGTCTTTTGTTAGATCATCACCAGCTTCTTCTGCTTCGTCGTCATACTCAGCATCCATGTCGTCTTCTTCGTTCATGCCTTCTTCTTCAGTTTCTACGTCAGTAATCAAATCGTCGGCAGCGTCGCCGTCGTTTTCAATTGCTTCGTCAACTTCTTCGGCATCTTCTTCTTCCATTAAACTTTCATAGATTTCGCGTGATTTCTCAACAACGATATCATGAAATAGTTCTTTAGCTTTCGCTTCTTCATCGTTAATTACGAATTCAATTAACTGTTCAAATTTTGATGTCATATTGTTTCCTCCAAAGGTTATGGCTCATGTTTACTACTTACACAAAAGTAGTAAACTGAGCATATTTAGACGCCAAAACTGGTAGTTTTGACTAATTTATGACAGGGTCAAAGGCCTGGAGGGGCGGCCGGGGGAGCATACTGCTTACGGACATCTTTGAGCTTTTCTTTGTATTCAAAGCTACGAACATCTTGCATCTGACGTAGCTTGCTTAACTGTCGCAGTGTCAAACGAGTTTTACGCAGTTGATTTTTTTGAGGCTGGCTGTTGTCCTGTGCGACATCTTGGTAGCCTTCGGGTTCACGCTGGTAAAGTTCATTTAGTATCATACAGGTATTTATGATGTTGGTGGTGGTGGAACTGCTGTGGGTGCTGTTCCTGCACCTGCTGGTGCGCCTGGCAAGGCACCTGCATCGGGTGCACCTGCAGGTGGCATAGCTGCCAGTTCTTCACCGGTAGTAATATCTGCTTCCATACCTGCTGGAGTAATACCAATACTACGCAGATCTTGTCCTTGTGTGGTACTTAACTCAGGCTGATCACGTTCTTCACGCCAGAGTTTTTCGTTTTCTACAATCTCTTCTTGACTCAGTCCCAGGTACCGTTCCATCAAGAAACGCTTGCTCATGTAGGGCAACTGCTCCAGTGTACTGAATGTGCCAACTCTGCTGGTGTCCATTTCTGCTTGACGATAACTGGCAAAGTTCTGTGGAGGACCTAATACAATATCAAAAATGCTGTTGTCAATGTTAAAACCACGCCATTTCATGAACATCTTGAATTCGTCATCCAGTTTCTGCATGATTAAACGCTGTAAACGTTCACAATACTGGTTGAATCTGTACTCTTGTATCAGTGCTGTGCCGACTTTTCCGTCGTTCATTGCACGGTCTGAATCGTCAGGACCAGTGGGCAAGTAACTACTAGGCACACGCAGGCCCCGGGCCATTTTGTTGTTGAAATACTTTAAATCGTCAATTTCGCCCAGTCCTGTGCCGCCTGGCAGTGTGTCTACACTACTGCCGCGTCCGTCGGCTGTTTGTGGGAAAAAGTAATCTTCGTTGATACTGAGCGGATTGTAACTGGCATCCATTAGATTTTGTCCGCCACCGTTCACAGTGGGAATACGTCGCTGATGCATTTCGTTTTTGACACGTTCCACAAAGGCCATGGCCATATGGCTAGGCATGTTGCCCACGTCAATTTTAAACACTCTACGCTCTGGAGCACGGCTCACACGATAGATCAGCACAGAGTCTTCCAGTAGTTCTTTTTGTTTGTAAACTTTGAAGATGTTTTCTAAGATGCTTTGTCCAAATGGCCAAAAGTAATCCAATCCTTCATTCAGGCTCAAATGCACCACGTGCTTGGCATCAATACAGGTTTCGTTCATGGCCTGCGCAAATCTACTGTTGCCCACAGTGCCGCCGGCACCGCCGCCAGATCCACCACTGGGACTTGAGTAGTTGGTCTGTCCTGTACTACCTGTTGATCGGCTCACATAGTAGTCGCTGGTGGTTTTTTGTGCAATGCTTAGATTTTGAAAGTTAGGGTTGATGTCACGAATAATGTATTGCTCAGGACGTTTGCCTTCTGATTCATTCACAATGACTCTGCTGACCTTGACCATGTCAACCCAGTACATTTCAAATGTTTCTGGATCACGCACAAACACCTGGTCACCATACTTGATGGTGTTACGAAACAGTTTGAACATGCGCTGGTCCAGCTTGTTCAGTTTGGTCCATTGTTGTAACTGCTTTTTAATAATTTCTACTTCGTGATCAGTGGGAGTGTCTTTGAATGTGATATCAAACGGTGTGTTGTTGTCTTCGTTGTTCTGTGTGCTGAACTCGGCAATGATGTCCAAGCATGCATTGATTTCCGAATCAAGATCCATATTTTCATACTGATTATAACGTTCAACACGATTGGGATGGCCTGAGTACACTTCCGGCAGTCTGCTGGCATAGTTACGAAATGCAAAATCATTGCCTGTTCCGGTGTTGCCAGTGTAGCCGTTTTGACGATCGTAGCCGGGTAGACCAGACTGATTACGCCCAGAGATGGGACTCAGTTGGCCATTGGCGTCACCTGCGGCCACTTTGAAGTACTTCATCCACCCGCGCTTACGACCATTTTCCATTTCAGCCATTTAATTGTTCCTTTTTGCACACAGCAATATTTACCGTGATCACTGTGCATACTTCAATATCTTGGTTTGTACATCAACTGAACTTCGTTGTGCTCTGACCATTTCTTGCATCATTCCAACCATTGCTCTATTTGAATTTGCCATATCTTCAAACATTTGTACAAAGTTTCCGCCGCCGTTGTTCAATGGTATGACTGCTTCGTCGCCATGTAGCGTAGCAGGGTATCCAGAGTTTGGTCCCGAAAATACTCCGCCTGCTTCTGCTGTGATTGCAGAATCTTTTAACAGGCCCACTATGGTTGGGCCTCGACTTTTTACCTGTCCATACCACTTGCTGCCTTCTAGATTAGATGCAGCACCTGCAAGATCCGAATTAGCCAATTGTTCTTTTAGCTTGGGCCATTTTTGAATCCAACTTGGTCCCATATTAAAAGTTAAATCAGTTAACGCACCTTGCCCAGAGGTACCAAGTTTACCAAATCCTGGAATTTTCTGTGCGGCTAGTCTGTGATGAGCATAATCATCCTCAAACATTTTCATTATTTCTTCTTGGGAAAATTCTCTGTTCCATTCAGGAGGTAAAGATTTTCCATCACCTATTAGATGCCCTACTCCCACAGTCCACAACCCCAAACTGTCTTTGTAAGGCTTGTTACGTATACCTTCGTGGGCAATAATCATTTTCTTGATTTCATCTTCACTCATACCACTAGTTTTAGATGCAGTTTTTAATTTTGCTGGAGGCGGTGCAGCATTAGATCCAGTTTTTTCTGCGCCCTGGCCATCTGTGCCGGTAACAGCGCCTTGTTTAGCAGGTGCTGCCGCTGATGGTGCTGGTCTAGCTGCCGCTGGTGCCGCAGGTGCCGCTGATGGTGCTGGTCTAGCTGCCGCTGGTGCCGCAGGTGCCGCTGATGGTGCTGCCGCTGGTGCTGGTCTAGCTGCCGCTGGTGCTGCCGAAGCAGGAGCAGGTGCAGATCCTACCGGTGCACCACGATTATTTTTGACGCCTGCAAAGCCAGCTAGACTTTCCAAGGCTGCGGTTGCTGAATCAGTAGCCCCGGTCAATGCGCTCATACCGGTTGTAACAGCACCCATGCCTACCTGAAGCGCATCTTGCTGTCTAGCAGTGATCTGACGATCATTCTGTTCTTGCTTTACTCTGTTTTTTGTTATGTTGTCATCTACAGCTTGTGCTGTTTTGCCAGCATCAACTTTTTCACCCAACGTTCCTGCTTTCTGCATAGCAGTTGCTTGATTTTGGGCTTTGAGGGAAATACCATATTGATCTTGAACACCTATAGAAGCACGGCCGATTGCGCCTTTTCTATCCTTTTCAAACCCCTGGACCATTGTTGAAAAAACTTCGCTTGCGTCAAACATTCCACTGGCCAGCATTCGTTGTGCCTCAGGCGCTGATCGCATGAGCTTTTGTACTTCTGGACTGTTAAACGTGCCAGTGACCGAATTTAACATACCTTTTCGAATGGCTGGATCCAGATTTGCTGAGTAGCTTTGTACCAGATTAGCTTGTTCTAATTGCTTTTTAGCAACGTCGGCATCTGGGCCGCCGGCAGCTATTCTATCTTCTAACTTGGCTGTGAAAGCAGCAAAGCGTTCTTCTGTTTGAGCTGATTCCTTGTCGGATTCTTGTTGTTGTCTATTTCTGCCAGTTACTTTTGCTAGTAAATCAACTTCCTTGATATATGCGGCAGCGGCTGCAGTTTGCTCTTGAGCAGACATTTTCAGGCGTGAACCTGTGAGCATCTGCATTTTTGTGTAGCTTACAATGCCCTTGTTGATCTCATTGATGGATAGACCCATGGCAGCAAACTCTGCACCAACATCACCATTGGTCAGTACCTGTGATATTTTAGCTACTTCAGTAAGTCCGCCTCCTACTGTTTTGCCAAACATGGCCAATGTTTGCGAGTTCTCAGCAACAAGAGCAGTAAACTCGCCCATTTCTTTTGCCGCATCGTAATTCATGCGTTTCAAATTGTCATAAACGCCTGACATGCCGGCGGCAGTCTGAGCGCCAGCGTTAGCAATGTCTTTGTAACCTTTAAGTAATTGGTCTGACTGTTCTTTTACTGCGGCAACATAGCGGGCACCACCTTGGAGTATCACTTTGGTTGCTAGTTTAACAGCAATGCCAACTCCTGGAATTAATCCTACTAGATTGCTCAGAGCATCGGCTGAGCCAATCATGGATTTATTAAATGCATCTGAGCTGGATTGGCCAGAGGCAAGTGATTTGCCCATACCCAGTGCAGAAGATCCTAATTTGTTTATTGACGCAGTAAACCCTTTGACTCCAGTGGCAGCGTCTGCCATGGCTATTTTGGTTTCAGCAGATACATATCCGAGCCGTTTTATTTCTTCCGCGGCCTGTGCGTTAATTTCTGCAATTTCTTGTGGGGTATACTCGGTTGCCATAACTATATTTACCTAGGAAAAAATCATGTCAAATAACCCATTAACACAATATTTCAGACAGCCGGCTGTGTATGTTAAATTGCCCAGCGGCGGAAAATACTATGCAGATGGCTCAATTGTGATGCCGGCCAATCAGGAATTGCCGGTTTATCCAATGACAGCAATTGACGAAATTACATATCGTACGCCTGATGCACTGTTCAACGGCAACGCTGTGGTTAATGTTATTAAAAGTTGTATTCCTGCTATTCGAGATCCCTGGAGCATTCCTGCCATGGACATTGATACTATTTTGGTTGCAATACGTATGGCCAGTTACGGAACCACAATGGAAATTTCAACCACTTGCCCACACTGCACCCACGAAGCGGATTACGGAATTGATTTACGCAATCTACTTGAAAATATGAAGGCACCAGATTATTCAAAATCCGTCACTGACGGTGATTTAGAGATATACTTTAAGCCAATGACATATCGAAATCTCAACGAGAATAATCAACGACAGTTTGAAGAACAAAAAATACTACAAGTTTTACCCGGTACTGACATGCCCGATGAACAAAGAATGTCTGCACTCAGTACAGCATTGATGAAAATTACAGAAATTACTGTGGGTGCTTTGGCACAAAGCATTGCCGCAGTTAAAACTCCGGCAGCGTTAGTAAGTGAACCCGAGTTCATTGAAGACATGCTAAAAAATTGCGATCGACGACTGTTTGGTAAAATTAGAGATCATGTTGTTGAAGCAAAATTAGGTGCAGAGATACAGCCACTGAAGATTGTGTGCAGTGAATGCACTGAAGAATATCAGCAGGCTATTACCTTGGACATGACAAGTTTTTTCGCGGACGCCTCCTAGTACTGGACTCTGACCAAATTTCCAAATGGGTCGAACAGTTAGACAAAGAGGCCAAACTAATAAAATCAGAAGCATTGAAAATGGTATGGTACATGCGAGGTGGCCTGTCCTATGAGGCTGCACTGAATCTCAGTGTAGATGAGCGCAATGCTGTGAGTGAAATCATCAAAGACAATTTAGAAACCACTAAAAAATCAGGACTGCCATTTTTCTAAAACATCATGCTGAACATAGATCAAGTCACTCAGGATATTGAACAGTGGATTCAGAACTTTGTAGAAGTTCCGCATCCTGCGCTGGGCGGATTTCCTCCCTGTCCTTATGCACGGTCCGCACGATTGAAACGCAGTTACTCAGTGTATATCGGTGCAGATCCCTACTACGATCTCAAAAACAGAGCACGTTATGGCATGGGCAACAAGGAAGTGATTGTGTACGCATACGATCCAGTGGAATGGCCACACGAGCTGTTTGCGTCCAGCCTGGATCAGGCCAATCGTGAGTTTTTGCTCACAGCAGACATACTGGTGTTGGAGGATCATCCTGCTGATGCAGAAATAGTCAACGGCGTGTCAATGAATCAAGGCACATACGCACTGGCACTGGTACAAAGTCTAAGCGATCTCAACACCAAAGCACAGCAAATGGCTGCAAAAGGTTTCTACGACTCATGGCCCGAAGACTACCTCACAGCACTGTTTCAGCATAGGAAAGATCCCAGATTATGACTTACCAGTTTGCCAGAATCAATCTAGAACGAACAACATATCAGCCCTGTGTTGATTGGTTCTACATCACTGAGCCCGATATTGCCGAACTGCAAGACATCTACAGAACCTACTGTATCTACAAACACTTTGGCAGTGTGATGCCACTGTTTGCTAGTCAGTTTACTGAACCTGGCATGGATCTCATTGGCTACAGAGATGCAGGTGAGCTAGTGGCGTTTTCCATGATGAAACGTTACGATGATCGAAATTTATTAGCCGCACAGTTTGCCTGGAACTACCGGAAACCTCGACTACGTCTGGGAATCTCAAGTTTACAAACAGAATGTGCAATCTACAGAGACCGTGGATTCCAGTATTTGTATCTGGATCAAGCGCATCTGTACAAACAAGACCTTGAAGGTTTTGAAATACTAGGACCACTATAACATGGCAGACTTATACACAATTTGGGCAGACAAAGAAGGCGACATCTCGGACCTAGACTGGGTCAACGGCATGAAAAGTTTCTTTGATCATTTGAAATCAGAAGGCAAAATGCAAGACTATCGTATCACTCGATGCAAGATGGGTTTCCGTAGCATTGCAGACATGCCTGAATGGATGATCTTGATGGAGTTTCGAGATATGGCCCAAATGGATGAAGCGTTTCGACGTGTTGCTCCGCTTGAAGGCGAACTAGAAACCAAACACAAATCATTCAATCAATTTGTTTCAGGAACCATACAACATGCACTGTTTCGGGACTGGCCTGACACGTTTGTATGAAAACAGTAGTGTTGATTGCATTGCCCAGTGAGGCTCCTAACCTACGGCACATGATGAATGTGTTTTATACCGGGGTTGGCAAGGTAAATGCGGCATTAACTGCCGCTCATATTATTGAACGATATCAGCCAGACCGTGTTATTAATATAGGAACAGCCGGCGGCATAACTGCAGGGCCTGGCCTGCACGAATGTACTCAGTTTGTACAACGAGATATCACTTGTCAGGCCCTGGGCTGTGCAGATGGACAAACCCCGTTCGAAGATGATATCATTTTGAGTACTGGAACTCATGGACTTACATGCAGTACCGGCGATAACTTTGTAATGAATCCAGTTCTTACTATCCCAGCAGATCTCGTTGACATGGAAGCATATTCAATCGCAAAGGCCTGTATACGTAATAAGATTGAGTTTCGTTGTTTTAAGTACATCACAGATCAAGCAGACAATCATGCGCATGATTCATGGAAAGAATCAGTATCGGCGGGAGAAAAGTTTTTTATTGCTAAACTACTTGAACTTGGTGTAACTGTGTAAGAACTTCTGCGAAGTTCAATTGATTTCGCTGTCGCTCATCAATGTTTTTTTAATTCTTGAGCGAAGCGATTTAAGCTATTATCTAGATTACGTGGTCATAGTTCACCGTATGCACGGTGAACAAAAAACGCCATTATCTGAGTATAGCAGTCATCTATCATAATGAGATTGTAGTTTCCTACGCGGAGGCGGTTGACCGGTACCCCCTACTCAAGCTTCACATATCAACGGAACCCTAGTAACCCGATATAGATCCAAGTTCTACGAGCTGGGGTTGTATCTTTTTCACATAGCCCCGACCATTTGTTGCCTTAAGTTAGCAATTGCCTTTGACGCCCAAGTCCGGACCGGGTATTGCACCGTTCTTCAATGGGGCTAGATCAAACATCTAGCACAGTGTCGTAATTGTTGCCTGTTAAATTTTGTTTATAATGTGTGAGCCATGCACACGAACTTGAATATGGCCGTTGTAATAATCTTGTGATTCCAATACTTGTCTTGCGAATTGTTCTCTTGCCTCAACATAACTGCATTCTGATTTGGAGTTGCAATAATAAAGTATTTCTCTGGTGAAGTTTTTGGTGCCTAGTTTTTCGATGTCCGAAGTCAATTCTGGGCTTGACCCATAGTACTCTCTCCAGTCTGAATCGACTTTTGATCGTATCTTTTTCTTCTTCTTGATGCCATTCTTTTGTTTTACAGTTTTGTAAGTTGTTTTGCTGAATTTTGCTAATTTTTTGCCTATGTACTTGCGACCAGTGAGATTATTTGTAATCAAGTAAACAAATCCAACACACTCTTCGGGCAATGTCTCAATTGGGGTATCTTGATATAGCCATGTCATGTATTGTTGCGATTTATCCTTGCTGTATAGTTATGCCTTATGATCAAAGTTCACGTAAAAAGTTGCCTCTTCTACCACAGTATTTGAACCGACTGCGGTAGCGTATGTTATGAAGTCGCTGATATCGTTTAAATTAACGCCGTTGCCTGTCCAATTGGAACGGCCACGACTAAGTTCTGTGTCTAGCCTATCTAGTGTAATGAGTGTTGTTTTAAATGGTACAATGTTTTGTTTAAATGCCTGAGTGCCTTGTTTGCTTGCGTGTTCTAGTGCTGCCTTACTAATCCTATATGTTTCAAAGCGAGGTTCTGGAGCAACAATACTTTTGCCACCTGTACTGCCAATGTTAATGATATAGCCAGTTTTTCCTGCTGTTTTCCAGGCATCGTATACTGCCATGTATATTTGTATCTGTGCAAAATTGGCCCAGTCTTCTTGTGGAGGTCCGTCAAACGCATTGTTGACAAACACATCAAAGTCTAAACTTATTTCTGCAATCTCTTTGACATGTTTTGTAATGTCGTAACCTTGCGCACGACTAATACTAGTTCCACTAAACGTTTCTATTAGGTGTAGTCCCAGCCCTCGGTTACCGCCTGTTACTAACATTTTCATCTTTTGCTTCCTCCTTGATCCCAAACTTTTGTAAATTTTTCACCGCATGTCATGGCACATTCAAACAATCGATCATGAGTAAACGATTCAACTAAATCACTCCACATGGGATTTTCAAAAACACCTTCAAGGCTATTGTTATGAATGTTGAGATTATCTAATCCGTAACACAACAAAAAGTCTCGTACTTGATTGCGACCACCAGGTTGACTTAGTGCATTTGCTCCGGGCATTGACCCATCATAAAATCTTGCATCATACAAATTGTGATTGAAAAAGTTGCATGGTAATACAACACCTTCGGCGTTGATAGCTACTTTGCGTCCTTGCAAGGCATCACATTTGATGGTAGTAGTAGCAAAGTAGTTCTGTTGTTTTTTTAACTCAGGCAAAAATTTCATACTGCGATTCTTGTACTGTGTATCACTGGGTGGTTCAAGTACATAGTCACTTTTGGCCACTGGCCACACAGGCATTTCTTCCAGGGTGGCGTGATTTAAAAATCTGCCAGTGTTTCGAATTAGTATGTTAAAAAATTTCATATTGCTGGCCAGTTGTTTGGCCTGCTCAACTTGATGCTCGTTGTGTTTGAATACAATATAGTTCCATTGCGCTCGTCCGCCAGCATTTATAAACGCCGCTGCGTTTTCAATAACTTTGTTGTATTTTACATTTTTTCTATACAAATGTAAAGTATCTTCTAGTCCGTCAATACCAAAGTCAATTTGTCCGTAGCCGTTCATAATACCAGCAACTTCTGCCCAGTAATCAGGATCGTGTACTCCACCATTGGTATGGAAGTATAACCAAAGTGTGGGGGCTTTCTTTCTAAAGTCACGTAGTATATCTAAAAAGTCTGGATGCATGATGGGATCGCCATAGCTGCCGCAAAAGAATACTTGACGTAATCTACTGCACAATTCTTCAGAAAACGCACGGTCAATTACTTCACGTGATAAGTGTGTTAACGGCATGTAAGGATTGATACCATGTCCGTTGAGATTGCGAGGACACTGAGGACAGGCAGCATTACAATAGCTGGTGATCTCTATCTGATACTCGTCGATAGTTTTATAATCAAACATTTATTTTAAAAAAGTCCAAAGTGTCTTTGAGTGTATCATTACCACTGCGATCCAGTGTTTTTTCTGGACTTACACCTGCAGGATTGATTGTTTTAATAATCCAATTCAACACTGGCGCATCAAAATTCAAAATCCATGTACCGTTGTTGCCCAACCAATGACATGGCGTAATATACTCCGAACTGTAATCTGGGTACCAGCGTCCTTGATGCGTCAGCATGCAATGTTCGTGATGATCTAAATCTACTCCGTCAACCACAATAGATTTTAATTCAATATGACGATCATGTTCGGCATTCTGATGTTCCCAGGCATGCTTACCAAAATGTTCTATAGTTAATGTGTGGGTACCCGGCAATAACTCTGCGGCTACAACAATTTGTTTTTTCACTGTGTCTTGATACAAGCATTGTTGATCAATAAAGATTTTAACTGTAGGAATACCAAAGTAATCATTGTAATCAAACTCAAACAAAAATTCAGACATTGGCCAACTCCGTGAGATATCGATCTTTGATAATACTCAAGTGATCATCGCCTTTCCAGATAGTATATCCCAGATCTTCGGCCAACTTGTGCAGTTCAATGCGTCGACGCACCCGTTCTGCATAGTCAAGTTCGGGTGTTGTGGTACAAGTCCAATTGATGCCTTTGGCTATGTCGCCCTTGATTGGAACAATGTTAAATTTTGCAGGGTTATCAAACATAGGCGTCCCTTGTTCTACTGTCAATCCTGTGCCCAAGTTGCACCCAATGATAGTCCCTAGTGCAACATATTTCTGCCAGCGTCGTAGCAAATTCTTGGTCTCTTCAAAGTCGGCTTGTGTTTCATTTGGGAACCCTACCAGCAACAACAAGAAGAATTTCATTTTGTATTTGCTGAACTGCTGTATGTTAAACTCAAGATCTGCGTTTGAAAATCCCTTGTTCATGATGTTTCGCAAACGTTCGCTACCAGTTTCGACTCCAGTCTCAAACATTTCTCCGCCAGCACGACTCAGCAGTTCAAAATTATGTTCTTTGAATTGAGTTTCACTTCGCACAATCCAATAACCACTGAATGTAAAGAATCTGTCAGGTAAATTGTTCTGTTGATAAAACTCAATGATGCAGTTCAAAAACAGTTTAAAATCTTTAACGCTGCCGTTCATCAACGCATCGTTAAAATAAAAGTTACGCACTCCATACTGTTGGTAATAGCCAATCATTTCATTGGCCAGTACCTTTCCGTTTTTGTATCTATATCCTCCAGCATGTGTGGGGATGTCACAAAACGCACAGCTTCTAACACATCCACGACTGCTTTCAATTGGCAACACTCCGCCAGGATACGCAGTTACATATTGTTCTATTGCAAAGTCACTATAATCTGCAGTGTTGTTAATATCAAGATCAACATCATTTACCAACACATCACTATCTAATCCAGGTACATTGCTACCAGTTAAAAAATTGTAAAAACTGTTTTCGGCCTCTCCAGCAATCCAATGATCAATTAGTCCTTGATTTTTTAACTTGTGTGCAAAATGCATCTTGGTACTAAAGCTACCGTTTTGTTCATTGATAAGACCTTGACCGCCCACAATGATTGTGCCTGTGAAATTTTTACGCAACAATGGAAAAAAGTCAAGACAAAATCGTTGACTTTCCCAGCTGAATACACTTACTGCAATGATCTTGCAATCAAACGCTATTAATTTTTCAACCCATGATTGCAACCAACTAGAGTAAGTTGTTTTTTCCTCAGGTAACAGATTTTTGTTCCATTGTATCCAATATTGATCAATGGCATCGGCAGTTGACGGATTAGAAGATTTAAAATTTTGATAAAAGTCCAAATTAATATCAAAAACTTGTGAAGTGACGCCTGCACGATTGCAAATTGATTTGAGTATGCCACAGGCACTTTGAGGACGAGTGGCACTCAACCGCGGTATACTTAAAATTAAAACATCAGTCATGCTACTTCTATATCTGTGTTATAGCTAGTAAAGCCATTCTCTTTTACAACTTTCAGGATGTTTTCTACACGCCCAGCTAGTTCATCTCTGTGTGACACAAGCCAGATACTCTTGTGACGTTCGCGACTCATCTTCTTAAGCAATGCCAATGCATTTTCTACACCTTGCGTGTCTAATCCGTTGTCAATAAGCTCGTCGATAAACAACAAGTTGATGGGTGAGTATAAACTTTCCCACACATCACGGAATGCCCAACTCATACTTAGTATTAATCTGTTACGTTCACCGCGTGATAAGTTGTCAAAGTCCAGTTCACGACCCAGTTCCTCAATCATCACACTCAGATCGTTTTGAAACTTCACAGTGTGCGGCAAGCCAATACGATCCAAGTAGTGTGTTAGCCGTGCGTTCAAGTAACTCAAGTTCTGATCAATAATCTTTTTACGTACAAACGAATCTTTTGACGTCAACAGTTTAAGTAAGAAGTCTTGATGTTCTTGTAGTCGTGTAAGATCATTAAGTGCATCGTAGCTTACAGTTTGCAATGCTTGTTGTTGCATTTCCGTAATTTGTTCTGTGTACGGATCCTTCTCTTCACCTTTGGTAGCAATCTGTGTCAGTAGAGTGTTCATGCGACTACGATGATCAACAGCTTGTGCTTCTGTATCGTAGTGTGTGACAGGTTGTGTGCCAACTTCTACAGGTGTGTGCTCTGCCAGTTGTTCGGCATAAGGATCTGTTTCAGCACGTTTGGCATCAATCTTGTGTTGAATGTTTTCTAGCTCACCAGAATGTCGAATTGCTTCTGTCTCTGTTCGGTAGTGTGTAGTGGGTTTTGTACCCAACACACCTAATGCAGCCAATGCATCGGTATTTTCCATCCACTGACCATTGGTAGACACAGCTTGCAGTGCGGCCTCTTGTAGGGCTTTTTGTTTTGTGACCAATACTGTTTCGTGATTATCATCATGAAAGTCTTGACCACATGCATAACACTTGTGATTTTTTAATTCTTCAATTTCAATTTTGAGTTTATCAATTACTTTTTGTTCGCGGGCTTCGTCGGCAACGCACCTAGCAATCAGTTTTTCAAGATCGGCGATGTCTTTGGCTCGTTGTGTATATGTTGCCAAGTCTACGTGTGCTTGTAATTCTGCCACAATATCAATATGGCTGAGATTGGTGTAAGTTAGTTCTAACTCACCAATGTCTTTGTGTTGTTTTTGTCGCCAAGCAGTTTGTCGACCAACCAGCGCAGTATACGCATCTTGTTGTTGTTTCCTTGTGGCCCAAACTGCTAGATCTTTGTGAGCCAGTAATTCTACTTCGATGTCAATCTTTGCTAGATCATCATATTGTGCCACCAAATACGCTACATCACTGTCGTATTTCTTCTGCCAAAGCACTTGTCTACGTTTCAAACTTTCGATCTGTTCTTCAATGCGTTTGTTGGCTTCTTGTTCTGCACGGATACGAAATTCTTCTTGACTAATGCTGTCTTTGGTCTGTCGGTTGAGTTCCTTGATAGCGTCTGCACGTTCAGAAAGCAAGGTGATGCCCAACAACTGCTCAATAATATTGCGCTGGTCATTGGCTTTTAAACTCAAGAATGGTTCGGTATAAGTGTTCAATGCCAGTACATGTTTGAACATGTCGTGGCTCATATTCATCACACGTTCAATGGCATCTTGTGTTTCGCGACTGTCACCCTGTGCTTCGTCTGTGGACACTTGTGCTTCATTGTTGACATAAAATCTCAACACATTGGGTTTGCGCCCGCGTTCAATTCGGTACTCTTGACCGTTTACCGCAAAGTCCAAACTGACCAACATGTTCTTGCTGTTGGTTTTGTTTACAAGATTATCTTTACGTATATTACTCAAGGCCTGCCCGTACAATGCATAACTTAGGGCATTAATGATAGTAGTTTTTCCTGTACCGTTGCGTGACCCGTCGCCGCCTAGGTCTAAGTTTTCGCCTAACACCAGTGTAAGGTCATTGCGGTCAAAATCGATTCCTTGAGTAGCGTTACCCACACTCATAAAGTTTTTGACAGTGAGATTTTTAATTTGAATCAATGTTTACTCCGTGGTCCTTTAACATTATAACAATTTCTTTGGTATTTGTAAACCAGTTAGCATAATCATTTGCCGGAATGACAAAATTAAATTTTGTTTGAATATAAAAATTTATTACTGCTTGATGGCACAGATGTTCTATGTGCATTAGGTCTTGTTTGATGTTTAGAGAATCAACAATGCGTAAAATTTCTAAATGCGTTGTTGTATTTGGATTAGAATCTAGAAATTGCTGATGTTTGTCTAGTAGACTATCAAAATGGTGAATGGAACCATTGATAAAATTTGCTACATTGGAAAGGCAACAATAAGGATTGGTTAGCAATTCAAATATATCAATGTTTAAAAATCTAGCATGGTCATACTCTTTCCACATATTTCTATAGTGATGATTTTCAAAAAGCAAACTAAAATTTTCTCGACGTGCCCAGTTGTCCTGACTTCCAAATATTTCAGAATTAAATTTTACTTCTGTATCAAGGCTGCCGCCTGCTGCCTTTACAATACAATTTTGAAAAACCAATGGCCATGTATTGTCATAATAGCACAGTCTTACAATTTTTGCATTTGGAAAAGTAATTTCAAGATTTGTTGTAGTATCATTCTGAATGCCGGGGCAATAAGGAATTAGGATATATTTTTGTTGATCGATATCGTGTTGGTAACGCTTGTCAACACTGTATAGATTTCGAATCTGTTCATGATGAATATCACCAGCAACCAATGGCAACAGATGACTGGTTCCAAGTTGGTCAAACTCAAACAAATCGGCAGTTTGTACCACATTTGTCACAAAACTGTTGATTAACCGAGCAAGGTAGAATCCATATCCACCACTGGGATAGTCAATCAACAGAAGATTTTTACAAGTCTTATCAAGTTTTAACATATGCTGATTTAATTCTTTTTAATTTTTTTCCTACATCGCATGATAACTCTTTGCCAACAATCTCAGCCAACTCGATTTGATAACCTACACATGGCACAGAATTTTGATTTTGCTTGTCGTGTTGTTGATAATAGGAAGATATCAAATATTCACTATACCAACTAGAATTTATATTTTTAATTATTTTTTGCAAATTTAAAAATTGCTGTTCAGACCATTGTATATCATACCCTTGATACACATGTAACCCAATGTGATGTTGTTGGCAATAACTATTCAGAAGCATAAGTTTGCAATACAAGTCTTCTTTTTCTAACGCAGGACTGAATAGCCATTTATTCCAGTGTTTCTTTGATTCATGATGAGTGCTAGCACTGCTTGGCCATGTGCCTGCGTTTTCAATTTGATCCCCTGACTTAACTTGTAAATTTTTATCTATAACAAAGTTACGCAATGGATCAGGATTGACCAAGACATTGATTCTCTCTGAGTCAACTTCAACGTCTAATTTCTTCAACCCGGTCAGTTGAACTATTGCTGTTTTTACATCAGAGTGTTGTTGTAATCCTAAAAATGTTTTGTTGATAATCCATTGATTAGATACCGCTGGTCCGCCAACATCAATGACTGTGCAGCCTGCTAGATGTAAAATGTTTGGCCATGTTTTATGTTTTTGATTGCTAAAAGTTATTCCACAACCACTAGTTAATATTCTTGTGTCGGACAATGACATTCTCCTTGTCAAAATGATTTATTACCACAGCCTGTGTTTGATCCGGGCATTGTCCGCACACTGATTCCGGGCAACCTATATTTTGCACAAACTCTTTTATGTCATCGTGTACGTCGACTGCATGATAATCAAACCAATTGTCACCAGTGATATCCAGTATGTTGGCCACAGGAGGACACTTGTACAGTAATCCTTTGTATAAAATAGGTGTGGCCGGACTGCCGCATATTTTGTGTGCTTGAGCAGGATCACTGTGCCAGGGCAAGTATTGATCTTGTGTTTTTTTATAAGGCACAACAAATTCGCTGAATATACTTTTGTATATAGAAAAATTATTATGTCTCCAGGTAATCTGACGATGCTGATTGGCACCACCTTGTTTTGAAACAGTCCAAGGGTGCCGATGTCGGACGATATTTTTTATTTTTTTGTTTATTGCCGGTTCGTGGTCTTGTCTATGAATGCTAACCTGAAATTCAAACGGCGCAAAATCAAACCACTTGGACGAGTCAAAATTGTCAAGTAAATAGCCATTAGTAATCAATCGTATGATTGCTTCTGGCCACGCCTGTCGAATAAGGGCACAAACATCCTGAAGTCTCGGGTGCAAACAAGGCTCGCCTCCAAACACCACAACTACATCAGGGACAACAACAGATTTCCATTTGTGAATTGCTGTAGATATGTTGTCAAATGGTTCTATTCCAGATCGTTTTATATCACTGATGCTGATGCACCCTGCACAACTAATATTGCAACTATATGCAATCATTATATCAAGGCGCCTAATTTTGTTAGTCATAAATTTTGATAGATCTTCAACAGCAGTTTGTTATCGTAAAACTCACTCTCGATGTTGGTGAGTTGATCTGTGACAATTTGATCTACTGATTCAAACTTTACTTCTCCTGGCGCCATGTCAGTGTCAACACCAGAATTTTTGTTTGGAATAAGAGCCATTTCTCTCAGTCCGTAGTCTTTGATATAGGTTTCTTTGATGAAGTTGGCTTCTTCGTAACTGATCTCAATGTCCAACTGCACACGAACATGCATGTCTTTTGCCAGCACAGTGGCAGCATTGTCAATCACATTGCTAAGACCCAGCACACGATATCTTGGTTGATCCGGCCATGCATGAAACTCCGGCTCTTGACCCCACTCTAGAATCATCATGCCACGTTCGTCGTCACCAGCGTCGGCATAGTTGTGTGGAAAGCAATTGCCAATATAGGTAATGTTCTTTTTGGTTTGTCGTTTATGGAAGTGTCCGGTAAACACATGTTCAAAATTCGTGAAGTCTTCTCTGCGTACTTCTCCATGGTCCGGCATTTCTACCATGGCATTCATCAAGTAACCCGGCAGTTCAAAGTGCCCGAACATGTACTGACCTTTTAATTTAGGGATACGCTTGTAGTCATCACCACACAGCCAGGGAGCAATAACTACGTCACCATCACTAAACCAATCGTTACATATAGTAACATTTGGAAGATGTCTTGCCCACTCTACGCTTTGAATATCACGCTTGTCGCGATAATACAAGTCATGATTGCCGGGAATAAAAAACACACGATTAAAGTTAGCATTCATATGCTCCAATGCTTGCAAACTGTAGTTGAGTGTGACAATGTTCAGGCTTGATCGATTGTTGTGCCAGTCGCCTAGGAACAAACAGGTTTCGCAACCTTCTGCCAGGGCCTTGGCAGTGGCCCATTTCACAAAGTTCAAGCAGTCCTCGTTGTGTTGAGTGCTGTTGCTTTTCAAGCCAAAGTGAATGTCCGTAAAAACGGCTGCTTTTTTAAATAGAGTAGTCATTTATGTAGTATACATGATCACGTATCTGTTTTGCAAGAGCTTGGTGTGCCAAAGGGCCCATGTGTATTTTGTCCGTGCCTAAATCTAACTTACGTGTATCAAACTCTCCACACCATTCGGGAAATTTACTAAAATGCATCAGAAGCTCATCCCAAATCGGTCCGTTCTGTAGCAAACTAACCAGTACAAATTTACATTTATTTCTTAGTATTGCAGTACCGATGTTTATTAAATCTCGATGATTGAAACTAATCTGGTAGTCGTTGTAGAACTCAACAGATTCCTTGTCTCCTCTTGATAATGTCATTTCTTGTACCTCTGGACCAACTACACGTCGAATTCTTTCAGCACCGGTAGTACCCCAAATAACAAAGTCATCTGGCCGTAACGGCGCATGAATTAAATTAGTTAAACTCCAATGGGTTGAGCTTCCAGACCTGGCAACATTTTGCCATGGCATATCAAAATAATCAGCCGCAAGTTTTCCGTAACACTCTTGTGATGGATTGATCAACCCCACTCCTGCGGTGGTACTACACCCAAAAGTCCAAAGTGTTGATTTTTGGTGTTCTCGAGTAATTTTAGGCACAAATATGTCAGGAGTATCACCAGTAAAATTTTCAATTGAATGTTTGTGAGACAAGTGGTTCAATAATCTTATGGTAGCAGAAAGTGTATTTTTATCCTTTGATTCCCATGTTAAATTGTTGCACCATACTATTTTATCGGCATCAGCGGCTAACGTTCGTATTTGTGCAAACTCTAAGTCACCCAATGCTGTATAATATGTTCCACTGTGGGCAAGAGCATTCTGGTAATTGTCATTAATCACTAATTTGGCGTTGATAAAATTTGCATGAACCCAGTCAGCGAATCCCTGACTGGTATTACCTAACACAATGATTTTCATAATTACTCTTCCACAGGTTTATCCACAATGTAAGTGGTAATGGTAACAGGTCCACTCAGTGCGGCCATACTGGCCTTTCCGGCATTTTGTCTGGTCCATGAAGGGCTCAGTCCATTGATTTCTAAAATGTCATCACGGATGTTCTGACTTTTCTTTTCTAAATTAAGGATGCGAGTAAAGCTGTTAGTGATAGCGGCAGTATAATACGCAAAAGGATTCTGCGATTTTGATTCATCGAACTGGAGTCCGATTTGACTGAGTTGTAGCAAGGCCTGTCCTCGCATTTCTTCGTTGTAGGTGTATCCACGCCAATTACTCCTGGTAGCATATCTTTCGCACAGTTTCATAAACATGTGTGCCAATTTACGTGTCATGTCGCCGTGGTCTTTACTGAAGTGGCCTGTTTCTAAATCGCCCCGCCAGTGACTACGACCCACACGGAACCGTTCTTTGTTTTCGTCCACACGCCAGTGTTCAAATGGCGGAAAGTTCAGTCGCTGACGTACCGGGTTCAGCACCACGTCATCCAGCAAGTCGTCCAGGGAATCGTCAATGGGTTCGTCTTCAAACTCCAGCAGGTCTTCAATTTTCTGTTTCTTCTTTTGTGCGGATTTTGGAATCTTTTTTTCTGCCATTGGGATATGATCCCAGCACGTGATACGGAACACTAGTTCTGTATTGGGAATCTTCACAGGGTCCACAATGGTGCCTTCGCGCTTGAGTCGATCAGCGCGATTGCGTCGGGCTTCGGCTATGGTACGCTGGTTAATCCGGTCCAAACTGGGCAAAATAATGTCGTATTGGCTGTCTACAGTAGGATCCCTATAGTAGCAGTAGGTGTTTTTACTGGCGTGTATCTCTTTGAGAATGTCTCTGTTGTTGAGATAGTTTACTTTTGGTGCAGTGGGGGTTGATGATATTGATTTTGACGGATCCAGGGTGGATGCCGTTCGTTTAGATGTTGCCACAGGCAGTGTCTCCTCGTAATGTATTTATTATAACACTTTTTACTGCGTTGTCAACCTTTATCATTATGTGGCCAGTTTATTTACGCGATAAATATTGTATAGGAAAAAGATATGGCAACTACCCCAGGTTACGATCCAAAAAAGGCAGCACTATTCAATCAACTTCGTCAACAAATGAGTGCGGGTGACGCTGCTGCCCAAGCAGGAATATCCCGCGATCAAATTAGAGATGGAACTTATGTAATCACTGGAAAAAATCTTCCTGATCCTCCTGGGGGAACGAATCCCAATCCTGGCACCATGGGCGCTCCTGTAGAAGGATCCCAGAAAGTTGCCGGTCGTGATTATGATAGACCAAGTGCTGCCGATCAGGCAGAATCTGACAGATTTGATCGAGGACTTCAAAGTGAATCAAACTTTGAACAAGTTGATTATCAGGTAGAAGCCAAAAATCCGCCAAATAAAGTAACCCCAATCAACTATACCACCACCAGTACAGAAACTGTGAGTGGTGGTGGGTCCACTACAATTACTTCTGGCCTCAGAACTCCCAATGCAGCCAGTGAGGCAATACAACCAAAAATTGCTGAAAAACAAGCTGAAATTAACCAATTTGTCAAAGACAATCCCAGTAACTTTTTCAGAGAAAAACAAGGTCTTCCGCTATTGTCAGATGCAGAACAAGCAGCCCAGGACGCCAAATTCAAACAGCTTACTGACGAACGTGCCGCACTTAGAAATGAACAAAATAATGCTAAAACACCCGGCACACCCACAGTTACCACAGTACCCAACACCACAACCACAACCACAACTACCACCTCAGGAACTACCTCAGCAGATACTGCTGTAGCATCGCCTGGCGGATCTGACCCTGTTATAAATCGACAAACAGAACAAGAGATAGGAGTCGCAGTTGGCGCTGCCAATGTAACAACAGCTCCGGGTGCAGTTGGAGATGAAGCACTGCAAGCCACAGAAGATGCACAGGCAGCGGCCTTGGCCGCACAAGAAGGCCGCGCATTTGCACCAGAACCAGCAGTAGACCCTAATTCAGATCCCAATACAAATGTAGGTGGTGAAGTTCCAAGTCAGGCCGAGCTGTTACGAAATCAAAATGCACAGGCATTGGCATCAGATCCCAATACAAATGTAGGCAGCGATGGGCCAAGTCAGGCTGAGCTGTTACGAAATCAAAATGCACAGGCATTGGCATCTGACCCTAATACAAATATAGGTAACGAAACTGCTAATCCTAACTTTGCGGCCAATCCCGACGAAGAAGCTGAACGTGACAATCTCAATGCTGCTATCAAACAAGGCACACTGGACAAGGCACGAGCACAGAACACCATTGCCAACCAGCGTAGAAATCCCAACAACGCTGATTGGCGTGTCAAACTAAGACTAGCGCCAGGCTCCACTTATTTGTACAATGCTCAAGGAGGCTCTGGAATATTGCAGCCGTTGGCAGCGCAAGGTGGCGTGATATTTCCGTATACACCTACAATTGCCACAACGTACAAAGCCACGTACTCAAGTTATGATCTCACACACAGCAACTACAAAGGTTACTACTATCAAGGCAGTGCAGTTGAACCGGTCACACTGAGTTGCCCGTTTACTGCACAAAGCACAGCGGAAGCCGAATACCTGTTGGCGGTGATACACTTTTTCCGTTCAGTGACAAAAATGTTCTATGGACAAGATCCCGAACGTGGCACACCGCCACCTTTGGTTTATCTCACAGGCCTGGGAGAATTTCAGTTCAACGAACATCCTTGCGTAGTTCAATCATTCACTTACGACTTACCTGCAGACGTAGACTACATACGTGCTCGCAGTCAAAACGTCACCAACAGTAACATGCTTAACAAACGCCAAAG